GGTGTGATTCCTAGTGACTCCGAATGGTACACTCCTCTAGATGGAGATGACCTGCCAGAAGTTTCTGTATAACATGGCTATTTGATGCTACATATACAGGAACAGGAGGGCAATAATGGCAACAGCACCCAAAAATCAGTTCACAGACCTTGATCTGAATTTTGCCATGAATCCTGTGACCAAAGACATAAACACAGTACTGGACGAATCGGCGATAAAACGCTCTTTGAAGAATTTGCTGCTTACGAATAAATACGAGCGTCCGTTTCAACCAGGCATACAAAGCAATATCACTTCTCACCTTTTCGAGAACTTTACTCCGCTAACGGAAGCAAGACTAGAAAAGGGAATACGAGACACCGTTACTTCGTTTGAGCCTCGTGTAACTCTAAATGATGTGGTTGTTATTGGCAATCCTGACTACAACAGGTTTGATGTTACGATCAGATTTCAGATCAAGAACAAACCAAAGGTTTCTGAGTTTCAGTTTTACCTAGAGAGGCTTCGCTAATGGCAGATCCGAGTTACAAAATAGCAGTTGACGGTCTAGAGTTCTATGAGATCAAATCTAGACTCAAAGACTTCCTCAGTTCCCAAGACAAATTCAAGGACTACAACTTTGAAGGATCGGGATTGGGAATACTGCTAGATCTTTTGGCCTACAACACCCATTACATTAACTACTACAGCAACATGGTTGCCAATGAAATGTTCTTGGATAGTGCAACCGTCAGAGACTCTGTGGTTTCTCATGCAAAACTGCTTGGGTACACTCCCACTTCTAACCGAGGTGCAAGAGCAATACTGTCGGTGACTGTTCCTGCAAATGCAGACGGTAGTGTAGACGATGAGTTTCTTCCAAAGTACTCTGTGTTTTCAGCAAACGCAGGAACTGGAGCAAACACATACAACTTTCTAACCACTCAAATGTACAAACTTGAACCAAAAGAATACGATGTCAACGGCATCACCACATCCTATTGGATTCCTGAACTAGAGGCCATAGAAGGAAGAGCAACAGTATCTACTTTCATCGTTGATCGAACAAACAAACCTGCACAGAAGTTTGTAATACCACAGGAAAATGTGGATATCAGTACGCTGAAAGTTAGAGTTCAGGCTGCAACCACCGATATATCAGGATACGACGAGTATTGGACCTTGGTTACTGATCCTCTACAGTTAGGATCGGATAGCAAGGTTTACTTCGTACAAGAAACCGAAAACCGAAAGTTTGAAATCTACTTTGGAGATGATATTGTAGGCAAGGGTTTGAAAAACGGCAATGTTGTTATTCTAGAGTACTTGGTGACTTCCAACAATCCCGCAGAGGCAAACGATATCGGTGCAAACGAAACAGAGAACCTACGAGCGTTTGTATTGGAAGGGGCATCTTTCCCTGCTAGTACCGAAACTGTAGTAGTTTCTCCTGCTTTGGGTGGAGCAACTAGAGAGTCCGTGCAGTCTATCAAGTACTACGCACCTAGAGGATTCCAGGCACAAGACAGAGCAGTAACAGTAGAAGACTACGCCTTTACACTTGCAAAAGACTATCCGTTTGCAGAGTCCATCTATGTTTGGGGTGGAGAGGACAACACACCACCAGTATACGGAAGAGTGTTTGTTTCCATAAAGCCTGTCAAGGGAACAACACTAACCAATCAAGAAAAAGAAGCAATCAAGAGCGGTATTCTGAAAAAGTACAATGTGGTTGGTGTTATACCCGAGATAGTAGATCCCGATTACACCTATCTCAGATTCCAAACCACACTAAAGATGAACACAGCAAAAACTGCCAAATCCATAACGGAGATTAAGCAGTTGGTGAAGAGCGTAATCGAATCGTATGTAACACAGAATCTAGGAAAGTTCGGAGGAAATCTCCTGCTGTCGAGACTGACTTCTGTTATAGACGCAACCGATCCTAGCATTCAAGGAAGTAGCGTTCTTGTAACTCTAGAAAAGCAGGTCAATCCTGTATACGGAACAGACAGTAACTACACAGTAGCATTTTCAAACCCCCTGCAATCAGGTACATTGAGTACCAATGCATTCTTGCATTTTGATCCAGCCAAAGTCAACTTTGATTCTCCGTATTCGGTAGCGTATCTTGTTGACGATAAGGTTGGAGGAGTAAGCGTAGTAACATACGAATCTCTACCAAATACATCGGGAGGAACGACAACTACTCAAAAGACTAGAGTTCTTAAGAAGAATGCAGGCAAAGTAAACTACAGTAGTGGTCAGGTTGATCTTCCAAACTTCAACATTTCAGGTCTTGCTGGCGAAAATCCCCTGTTCAAGATTTTCGGACAACCATCGAATTACGGAGAGTTGGCCGCTAGTAAGAATCAATTGTTCACGACAAACACAGAAGACCCAACGGCAAATACTGTAGATGTGCAGACATCTACAAACGCATTGAAGTCTCCTGCTGTTGCTAAGAATCCTCCTAAGATCACACCATCGCAGACAAACACAACATCTACTCCAGTAGCATCACAGACGAACAACATTGCTCAACCGGCAAAGAAAAACAACTGCTGAGGTAACTAATGCAAGGCTACGATAGCGTACTGAAACACTTTGTTTCGGGACAAGTTCCAGAGTTTGTTGCATCGGATCACCCGATGTTTGTTGCATTCATGGAAGCGTACTTTGAATGGTTACAGACACAGGAAGAAGGTCGTAGACTGTCTCCTCTTACCTTGTTGGATCAAAGAGACATTGACAACAGCCTAAGTTCGTTTGTGTCTCTTTTCAGAGAAGAGTATCTGAAGAACTTTCCAAAAGAACTGGCATTCGATCAAACAACTGGTGCTGTACTTGACGAACGAAAACTGATGAAGCACATTCGTTCGTTTTACAAGGCCAAAGGAACGGAAAAGGCTTACAAGTTCCTGTTCACGATCTTGTACAACACTTACGCAGAAATCTACTATCCAAAGACAGATATCCTCAGACTCTCTGACGGAAAGTGGAACACGCTCTACAAGATGAAAGTGACATCTAGAAACGGCAGAAAGTTGTTTCAGTACAACGGAGGTACTATTTCGCAAAGAGATAGTGCTGGAAAACTTCGTGCGTATGCCACAATCAAAGACATCATCCAATACACGCAAAACGGCTACGAAGTAACAGAACTCGTTTTACAAGGTCTGTTTGGTTCGTTTGCTGCAAATGAACAAGCAGATATACAAGTATCTGGCTACGAAAGCGTAATAGAAACCATCTACACCATCCTAACTGGATTTGAAATCTGCGATACTGGAGAAACCACATTCCCGCAGAGATGGAACCTGTATCGCATAGGTGATTCCGTGACACTTGTTCCTACCAAGGCGTATGGATTCGCCGAAGGTGGAGGTGCCAAGGCAGAAATTGCAGAGATCGACTACATCAACAGTCCATTCTTCAGCAAAACTGGAGAAAGCGACGCTCGAGGACCTGCTAGAAAATTCAGAGTGCTTGATACAGGAGTCAACTACAATCCATCAGATTGGAAAGCAGTAGTGCGCTCAGAAATCGGAAGAGGACTACGGGTTACTCCCGTATTCGGAGCAGTTCTTACAGACTACGGATACTATGTGAACGATGACGGCCATCCGTCATCCAAAAAGAAACTGCAAGACAACTATTTCTATCAGGACTTCTCGTATGTTGTTAAAACAGAAGAGTCATTTGATAGATGGGTAGAAACCATCAAGAAACTCATCCACCCCGCAGGAATGGCCGTGTTTGCACAGCAGTATCTGTACAGAATTTCTGGATACAGAGTAGACGACAGAACCTTCGTACTAACATACGAAGACCCCATCATTGGTCATTACACTCCCTACCGAGTAAAGACTTATGAGAACTTGAGAAACAATAGTGCAGGAATAGACTTGTATCCCGAAGGATACAATCCGAGTATCGGACCTGCAATTGAATGGGGACAAGTTCCACATGATCCTGCTGGCAATCCTCTATCGGAAGGTCTGATTCAAGGCGTACACAATATATGGTGCTTGCCGCAAGATCATAACCTGACAGATGAAGAGCAAATCTTCACCAACAATATTACTGGTGGGTGTACAGGAACAGAAGAGTTGCAGGCAAAACACGAGGTTTGGGAAGGATGCACAGGAACTGGTCCTGGTTGCTGCTTGAGCGCACCATACTGGATAATCTATAGCCATCCAAACAGCAGAGGATACACAAACATCCCGCTATCAGGATGCTACAACAGCAACGGTACTCTAGTTCCTGCCTTTACACGCTTCGGATGTATAGTGCTGAACGACTTCTTCCACATGGAAGACGGCCGCTATTTCCACACATTTACTCCAGACATTAACAAGTTTGATGGTTTTGAGGCAGATGACTTTGTGCCAGAGGAAGCGCAGTACGCAAGTCCTAGCGGAGTGCCTAGAGGTGTTATTCCGTTAGGAGGGCCAACAGCAGGTGATGCCGAAACAAACAATGCTCCTGGCCAAACTGGTGCTTCGACATCAACCACAACGCAATAGAGCATAGATACACAGAGGGCAGAACTAGATGGCATTCGATACACGCATCAGAAACGCATTCAGATCAACCATGGCTCAAAGTCTTCTTGATGACTTTGACGCCCTATCACCATCTCGCTACTTCTTGTTCTTTGGAAAGAATACAGAGTGGGAAAACGAGAATAGACCAAACTTGGTGGTGGACTGCGTTAGAAGCGACTTGGACGCCTGGTTGGACATGATGGGATGCATTCGTATCGGTAGATCGGATGTTTGCTTGGTTATTCCAAGAAATCAATGGCAAAGCGGTGTCGTATACACCCAATATGACGACTCAATAAATTTGGCAAATCCGTTTAGTCCCAAGCAGTTCTATGTGTGTACATCAGAAAACAAAGTCTACAAGTGTATCTCGAACGGAAACGACTCGCCATCGACAGTTCAACCAACATCCACTTCGACAAGCACATTTTGCACTTCTGACGGATACCGTTGGAAGTTCATGTATCAGATTCCTGACGATCTGTATTACAAGTTTGCAACCGATACCAAGATTCCAGTAGAGTTTGTAGAAGAGGGATTTGGCTTCAGCGGCGGAACTTCCAATGTGCGGTCTTTACAACTTGCTGTACAGAACTCTGCTGTGCCTGGAAGCATAGAGAATGTGATTCTAGAGTCTCTTGGAGACAGTTTCCCGTTCACTAGCATTGCTCTGAACCAATATGTGTCTGCTCCTGCCTACATTGGAGCAACCGAAGTGCTTATCAACCCCGCAGGTCTTCGCATCAGTCAAGCAAACTCGTTGGTTGGTTACAGCATCTATTTCTCGGAAGGTATGGGTGCAGGACAAATCTGCGAGATACTTGGTTCGGAATTCGTCGGAGGTTTGCTAAAACTGACTCTAAAAGATCCTCTGATACGCCCAATATCTTCTGTTTCTGAAGAAGCGTCTGGTGTGAGCAGAACAGGATACCAGTTGCTGCCAACGGCAAAGGTGTACGGAGATGGAACTGGTTGTCAACTACTGTGCAAAATGGAAGAGGTAACTGGTACTAATTGCGATGTCACCTATCAGATAGAAGACATTCAGATACTTCGTGGTGGCAAAAATTACACAAACGCTACGATTCGAGTAGGACCTGCGGTGAGAAGACCAGTTGTTCGTGCTGTAATTTCTCCGCCTGGTGGACATGGATCGAATGCAGTAACTGAACTAGGCAACAGCGAGTTGATGATTTTCTGTTCAACACGGGCAGGAATCGCAGGCGATTTGCCAAGCATTAACAACTTTAGGCAGTTTGGTCTTATCAGAAATCCACTAATAGGCAGAGGCGATCTTGTGGGACAACTCGCAGGAACTGCTGATATTGACGGATACCGTTTGAGAATTTCTAAGCCAGAAGTCATTGTGGTAAAGATCAAATTCTCATCTTCTGCTGTTGCAGACAGACACACCTATACAGCAATAGGTGGAGACTTCAAGCCAGGACAACTGGTTAGTCAGGTTGGCGGAGCAAAGGGTATTGTTGTGCGATGGCTACCTCCAGTATCCGTATCGCAGGGAGAATGCTGTGATTCAGTAACTGGAGGCGATCCAACTGGCTATCTGTACCTAGAACCCATAGACGATTCTGTGTTTATCAACGATTCCACCAAGGCAATCTCTGGATTGGACGCAAACGGTCAGTATATTGGACCACAGTACAACTGGTTCCAAGAAGACGACAACTTTGTACCAACATTGGGGTATACCGACGAAACATTCGACGCTGGCAAGTTCATCGTTGGTGTGGAATCGTTGGCAACTGCCAGAGTAATTGGATGGGAAGTTGGTCCGCTTGGTATAGACGGATATCTGATTCTGAGTGATGTTAACGGAAGATTCCGTGGAGCAACCATTGATTCCGATGGAAACTTTGTGCCAGGTGAAAGAGTGATTCAAGTAGGAACAGCAAACGGATATTCGGGATTGCTAACAGACTCCAATGTAAGTTCAACTGGAGTAAGAGAACTGAATGTTGGAGTGGTTTCTGGCGATCCTCAGAGAGAAACGGTAAACAGAACCACATACAACCAAACTTTCCGCGTGAACACCTTAGGCATAGACAGCAATCCATCCCTGTTTGATGAAAATAGCGTGTCGTATCTGTCCCTAGACAGCACTCTTCGCATCCTGCAACTGGTAACAGGAACGGCTGGAGCAACAAACGCAGAATACTCGGATATCGGTACTGCTTCTGTGGTTAACTACACGGTACAAGAAGGCGGAGGAACCCAAGAAGTGTATTTGGAACTCACTTCCGCCCGTGGATGGAATCGCACATTCCCTCTGTTTGACCAATCCACTAAACAAGGCATTCTGATTGGATTTGGAAGCGACGAAAACGGACAACCGCAGTTTTTGTTTGAGGTTGCAGAG